TAGTAATGGAATTCTTCCAGAAGCAATCCAAATATCTTTTTCAGGAAATAAAGGATTTTCTATTGAAGTTGAAACAGATACATATCTAACTCGTCCCGAATTTGAGAATATTGTAAATAATTTGTCTTATGGTTTAAATACGTTTGATCCCTCAGTAAAAGATCAGCAACGATTATTTCGTATTCCTATGACCAGAAATAAAAAAACGGGACTTTATAAAATTCCTTTAACAATTGGTGAACTTCATGATCTTGATATAGGAACGATTAAAGATGACGCATCATCTGATTTAGTGAAAGAGAACCAGGAATATTATTCAGAGCTTATGAAAGGGTGGACCCCCATCAAACTTCCGAAAAATATTCAGGAACTTAAAGATAAAATTCTTAAAGATAAAATTCTTAAAGAACAAGAAATATCAGAACCGATTACTTCTGAATTTGATATGAGTCGTCGTCCACCTTGGCTTAGTCCCACAAAATTTGCACTTCAAGAAGGATTTTTTGAAAAAGGTCAACGGAATACGGCTTTAATGATTTTAGCAGCAACATATAAAGCTAATGGATTTCCTGAACGAGTTGCATATGGAATGTTAAAAGCGGTCGCTGATCTTCAAGCAAAGCGAACAGGGATGGAAAAATTTCCAAAAGATGAAATTTGGAATAATATTATTCAGATAGTATATGGTCCGACCTGGAGAGGCGGAACTTATTCAGAAAAAGAGACCGAACTTTTAAAAGAAATTGCTAAAAAATTTAATATTAATGAGGCAGGAGAATCTACTCGAACTTTGACAGACATCGGAACCTCTCTTGGTCGTTTTATTGAATATGCAAAAAATTTTAGTAAGAATAAAATAACATTAGGTCTTGAAAGTTTAGATGACAAAGTAGTTATTACAACCGGAATGGCAGTCGGAGTCCTAGGGTCCCCGGGGTCGGGTAAAACATCACTAGCTATTAATTTCATGAAGAGTCTCTCAATGCGAGGAGAAAAAGTTCTTTTTGAATGTTTAGATATGACTGAGAATTTTGTAGTCGCCCGTATGCTACAAGGATATACAAGATATTCATTTCAATCTATCTTAGATAAAATCGAAAAAGGAGAAATAGATGAAAATCTAAAACAGTCTATGGAACTCCTAAAAGAAGAATATAAAAATATGCATATCAATTATAAAAGCGGGACCACAATAGAAGATATTGATACTGATATTAAAACCCATTATAGAACATTCGGTGTATATCCAAGACTTGTTGTTGTAGATTATTTAGAGAAAATTCGGGGACCGTTTAATGACAATCCTGTCGCAAATGTAGGATATATAGCTAGTCGTCTTACAGATTTAGCTCGTGAATATAATTTATGTATGCTCATGGTCCTTCAACCTCAAAAAACCGCAGGAGATGCACGAGAACCGTTGCTATCAATGCGAAAGGTAAAAGGATCATCAGTTATTGAACAAGATTGTCGGATTATTATGACAATGTGGCGCCCTGGTTTTAATCCAGAAGATAATAGTAATGATAAATATGCATCTATAGCTATTGTGAAAAATAATCTTGGAGAGTCCTGTAAATTAGATTATATATGGGATGGAGTATCAGGTAAGTTTCGAGAAATGACAGATACTGAACGATATGAATATGAAGAATTTCAAAAACAATTAGAAGCAGAAAAAGAAGCTCAAGAGCAAGAGGCTTGGTAGTGACAAAAGAAGATATAGAAATATTTGTTCAACAATTATGTAATGTTCACGTCAAGACTACGACTATTAAGAATGACAATGAAGGTGAAGCTATGATGTCCAATATTTTTCAAGGATATATAGTAAAAGTTAGTAAAACTGCAGTATTTATGGGAAGTATATATGAAGATTCAGATAAATTTGATATTACAGCAAGTATTTCTCTTGAGGATATTTCTGCAGTGTCCTTAGCGGAAGAAGAAGTTCCCGATTTTTTAATTGAGATGCCTGGTGAAGAAGATGAGGTTCACTAGATGACTAAAAAATTAAAACAACAATATTCAAAAGAATGGCGATTAAAAAATAAAGATAAAATACATTCATATGGTAAAAAATGGAGAGAAAAAAATAAAGAAAAGATACAAGAATACAAAAAGAAATGGGATAAAGATAATAAAAATTATAAACTTAAATACAGTCAAAGATATCTTATATTAAATAAAGATAAAATAAAAAATAATCGTCGTAATCTTAATGTTAGATTTAATCAAGCTAAATTGGTTGCTAAAAATAGATCTTTAAATTGGGATATCTCATATAATGAATTTATTCAAATTGCTTCAAAAAATTGTTATTACAGTAATAATCATAAATTACCAGAAACAGGTAGTGGATTGGACAGAATTGATAATAATAAAGGATATACAATAAATAATGTAATTCCTTGTTGTACAAATTGTAATTTGAGCCGAGCAAATAGATATACAGTACAAGAATGGAAAATAATGGTTGAAGCATTAGAAAATTATAAACGAGATAAAAAATGAATAATATAATTAAAATTGAAGATAATAGTTCGTATAAAGATTTCCTTGATTTTTGTTCAGATCCCGAAGTTAGTATTTTAGAAGAAATACAAGAAAAAGATGGAAAATTATATAAGTTTAATACTGGAGATATAATTCTTGTACCACAAGCGTTTCAACAAATGGAAGAAGAGACACATCATGATTTAATTTTTGGAAAGGACAAAACAGAAAAAATTGTATCAGTAAACGTAGAAGATAATATCCTATATATTCATAAAGAGATTGATGGAGAAATCGAGACTGAAATTCGTGAACATCGCTTCTGGATTTTGGCGCCGAAGAATTACGAAGGCTTTAGAAGACTTCGAGGTAATGGATATTATAAATATCTTCATGAATTTGATACCCGTTCAGAATTTGATGCAGCTAGACAACGAGGTTATAAACTTGACTTTTTTTCAATATATAGTGCTGAAGAAGGAGCTTTAGTTCGTGAAGGTATAACATACTTCAAAGGTCTGAAAGTTGAAGATGTTTCCGTTCTTGCATTTGATATAGAAGCAACAACATTAGGATTAAATGAAGATAGTCGAACCCTAATTATTTCCAATACATTTCGTAAAAACGGTAAAATATTTAAAAAAATGTTTTGTGTTGATGAATACGATAATGATGATGCAGATATGATTGCATCATGGGCTAAATGGGTTAGAGAAATAAACCCGAGTATTATATGCGGCCATAATATTTTTTCTTATGACTTACCGTATTTAAATTATTGTTATTATCGTAGCTATTTACAAGATATTCCTCTTGGTCGAGATGAATCAGCGATTAAATTTAATACATATGATTCTGAATTTCGTAAAGACGGTAGTCAATCATATTCTTATAAAAATTGTTATATAAATGGTCGCGAAATAGTTGATACGATGTTTCTTTCAATTAAATATGATGCTGCAGAAAAGAAATTTGTTAGTTATGGATTAAAAAATATTATTGCTCAACTTGGTTTAGAAAAAAAGGACCGACAACACTATGATGCGGCTAAAATTGCACAAAACTGGAATAAGCTTTCAGAAAGAAAAAAGATTAAAGCATATGCTAAAGATGATGCAGATGATGCCTTGGCATTATATGATCATATGATCCCACCTTTCTTTTATTATACACAATCTATTCCAAAAACATTACAACAGGTTATTAATAGCGCAACAGGAAGTCAAATAAATGCTTTTTTAATTCGATCATATTTACAAAATGGACATAGTATTCCTAAAACTAGTCAATTAGATTATGTTCAAGGCGGAATATCTTTTGCTATACCAGGTATTTATAAAAATATGTTAAAAGTTGATTTAAAATCAGCATATCCTTCTCAAGTATTAAGATTTAAATTACATGATAAAGTTAAAGATCCTGAAGCAAATTTTTATAAAATGGTTAAATATTTTACTGAAGAACGATTTCGATTAAAAGAATTATATCAAAAAACAAAAGATGATTATTATAAAAATAGAGAACAGACAAGTAAAATTTTTATTAACAGTGCTTATGGTCTATGTAATACTCCAGGATTAAATTTTAATGCACCAAGATTAGCTGAAAAAATAACATATGAAACCCGAAAAATGATTGATATGGCATTAAATTGGGCTTCAGGTAAAAAATCAGATTATTGGATGAATATATTTCGAGAAAAAACAGGACAAAACGATGAAGAATAAAAAATCAGGAATTTATTTTATTCGAAATAAAGTTAATCATCACTTATATATCGGAAGTTCAAATGATATTAACAAAAGATTTATGACACATAAACGAGATTTATTTAAACAAATTCATCATAATCCAATTTTACAAAGATCATATAATAAATATGGATTAAATAATTTTATATTTGAAATTTTTATTGAATGTGACAGCGATGAATTATTATTTTTAGAACAATTTTGTTTAGATTTTTTAATGCCTTTATATAATATTTCAAAAAATAGTATTGCTCCTATGACAGGACGAAAACATAAAAAAGAAACATTATTAAAATTTAAAAAACGTAAAGTTCTAAAAGGAAAAAATCATTATAATTATGGCAAAAAAGCTAGTTTAGAAACTCGTAAAAAACAATCATTAAGTCGTTTAGGAACTAAACGTTCAATTAAGACCCGATTAAAAATGTCAAAAACCGCAAAGAGAATTAAAGCAATTGATCGAATTGATAGAACAAAATTTAGAAAAAAAATTATTGATTCAATGGGAATAATACATGAATCATTAACTAATGCTGCCAAATTTTGGAATATATCAAGACAAGCCGTTTGTGATAATTTAAAAAATAGATCTAATTGGTCAAAACCTGGAGTAAAATTCTTTTATGTATAATTTTATTATTGGTCCAACAGATACTGATAGCATATCATTTTGTAAATCAGATATGTCATCATTTTCTAAAGATGAAATTGAAAAATTAATTAATGAATTAAATGAAATATCTCCTGAATTTATGATTTGGAGTGATGATGGGTATTATGAAAAATGTATAGCATTAAAAGCTAAAAATTATATTTTAGTTAAAGATGGAAAATTAATTACTAAAGGTTCTGCATTAAAAGATACTAAAAAGGAATTGGCATTAAAAGAATTTTTAGATGAGATGATTAATGATATTTTAAAAAACGATATTAATTACAATAACTTAATTAATATCTATCATAAATATGTTAAAGAAGCAATGAATATCACAGATATCAATCGCTGGACTGTTAAAAAGACGATTACTAAGAAAGTCCTCGAAGGTGAACGCAAAAACGAGACAAAACTCATGGATGCACTCCAAGGTCAAATTCTCCAAGAAGGAGATAAAGTATGGGTGTATAACGCTATAGATGGAGTTATACAAGCTATTGTAAAAGGCGAGCCAGTTTTTTACAAAGACGGAACTCCTAAAATGGTCCCGAATTGCATCCTTAAACTGCCAGGAGTTTGGACGAAGGATGAGGACAAACTCCATTATGTCGAAAGAGTCTATAAAACAACCGAAATCTTATCTAATCTACTTGATATGACACGTTTTACGAAATATCAGTTAGTTAAATATAGAGAAGAGTTAAACGTATTGACAAAAGCTAGCTAATATGGTATAATATCCTATGAGTGTCCATAATTTATATGAATATAGTTTTGCTAAAAAGGTATGCG